TTCTGCGCTTCCGTCACCAATTTCAGCCCTTATGCCCAGCGAACCATAACCTGTATTTCCCCTTCTGATAATTAACGGTATAGTATTTTGATTATGTACCACTGTCTGTGTAAGTTCTGTATTGCCGCCTATTGTTCCTCCGCTTTTCCTGTAATAGGTTTCAGAAATGTCATTTCCGTCTTTATCTCCTACCGCCCTTGTTGCCGCTCCGCCCTTTTCGGTTGATACGGCATATTTGGTATTGTTAGGCAGCGCTCCGACTTCTGAAGCTGTATATTTCGGTTTAGTTGCCGCTTTTGCCCACGCTGATACATCAGAAGCAGGTAAACTTTGAGGAAAGTCTGTTATCTCTACTTTTGAATGGGTATGCACCTTGTCTGCCTTAGTGGCTGTCAAACTATTCGCCGCTTCTTGTAATTCTAAAAAACACTTTTCGTTTTTATAAAAAAAATAATTAAATACCCCTGCCGGCGGTTTATAACCTCCTTGAAAACCCTCTTTCTGCAAGGTTTTACTTGGCTCTGTTCCCGTATTTTCCCAATGAACGGGAATTGTAAATTTTCCGCTCATAATTATCCTCCCTTCAAATTCTCTATTCCGCTGCCGGCTATCCCCAAATAACCGCCTATTGCTCCTCCCTCTGTATCGCAGAATCCCTCATTTGGGCTATATTCATTCTCAACATCTGAAAAAGTAAACGTCCCCTCATATAAATAGCTTTGCAGGTTCACTCCGACAGGCAAAAGGGATTTAATAAGCTTTGTGGTATTTTCAGGGCTTATATCAGCTTTCACAATCGCTTCTAACGGAAGCCTGATCACATTTACCGTACACGGCGCATCACTTTCTTCAATATAGACATCTTTAGGTTCACAGTCAAATGTCGTACAAAGTGCGTTTAATATACTCGGATAACTTCCGTTTGATAAATTTTGCATTAATTTTGCCTTTATCATTAATATATACTGCTCATCTGTTGCTTTTCCTCTTAACTGTCCTACTGTTTCACCGTACATGTCCAAAACTTTTCCGCCGGCGTTTTCCAATTTAATTACGTCAAATAATTCCTGAAGTGTTTTACGGTAATCCTCAAGGGTCAGCCGTTCCAATTCAAGTAATTTATAATTATTACTTTCTGTTGATTTACAAAAAGAGTCCGGCAGATTCTTAACGTGATTATCCTTTATAAATTCACCCATTATCCATCACCACATTAACATTACGGCATTTGGATATTTCCCATTCCCCGATTTCTATATTGCCCCCGCTTCCGGAACCGTTTTTTGCTATTGATAATTCAGCCACTTCAATTACTCCGCTGACTGCGTGTATTCTGCCGTAAAGACCTGACAGTATAACATTTTTTCCAACTCCCAAATTATTTATATAATCTGAGATATTATTCTTTATTTCTCTGACTCCGGCTGTTTCATTAAAATTCTCATTAATTTTAATTCTCATAGTTACATCTATGTTTATGTAGGAACAATGCGAGAATTTTATCAAATGCGTAAATCCGCCGCTGTCTGTAATCGAATAGCTTTCGTTTCCGCAGGTTTTGATCCCAAGAGGCTTTTTCTCATATATTGCCTGCGCAATCTCATAATGATGATTTTCACCTCCCGCCACGTAGCACTCAAAACTATGAGGCGGTCTTCCGGAGCTGTCTTCAGTATCTTCTTCATTTACTATTACAGACGCACTTGTGACGGTTTCCACTCTGAGAATCGCAGTACGCAAAGCGTTTTCATTACACGCCCCAAGTCCCTCCTTAGCCTCATTAAACCTCTTTCTTAAGGCATAATCGCTTTCAATATCCGTACCGGATTTTATAACGCTGATACCCTGCACTTCTGTAATATCCGCAGATGGATTTTTTATTACATTTATCTCTTGGGCGTTTACATTTCCCATTGTTCCGGATGTTGTACACTCAACAGTAATATAACACTCGCCGCCGGATTCAATTTCCGTATCAGCAGTATTATAAAAATCAAGCTCACTTTCAGTACTTACAAGGAATCCGAACGGAACCACCGCACCAACTGCCCCCTTTACCTTTACCCTATATTGTGATGGAACGGCAGAGCTGCGGCTTATCCCCACGAATGTACATAACCTGTCAAGACTTACTCCTACTGCTGTGTTTGGAAATCTCGCATAATAAATTGCTTCTGCTTCTTCCTCCGCTAATGCCTGGTCATAAGCGTTTATACGAATAAACTTTCCCAGCGGCGTTGTTTCATCTGTTTCTATATCTTCACCAAACAATTCTTTAGCACGCTGTATTTTGCCCTCTATTATATCATCATAAGTTCTTCTCTTATACCCCAATTCATTGAGCACTTTATTTCACTTCCGTCATTCATATATTTTTTCAATTTGAAGTCTCATCTTATCTTCATTTTCAGCCTGAAACGTAACATTCAAGGCTCTTGACTTACTGTTAAAATCTGCTGTAAATGATGTTACAGCAAAAGAATTGTCAACCTGCATAAGTCCCTGTTCTATTTCATTCTTTACTACTTCATCATCAGGTATCGACTTGCCTGATATATTCTGAAAATTTATTCCCTCATCTTCATTCAGACACCATTCACCTTTATTGGTTCCGATTACTGTCTTTACTGTCTGCTTCATTAAATCAGTACCGTTGACCATCTGAATTTGGTTATTTACTATTCTAATATCATTATTTTCATCAAGCGCAAAACCAGTCATTTTATTACTCCTATAACACTCCGACTATAACGCAATCACTCATATTATGATGTCCGACCGGAGGAAGAACATTTTTGCCGCATTTAGCTTCTGTAATATCACGGTCACAGCAAACGCAGATAACTATATCGCCGGCTTCTAACGGACTTACCGTTATTTCTCCATTTTCAACAAATACTTTATTTTGCGATTGCTTTGTTACCGGAACGGAAGAAATCGGAGCGTATGCTTTAGCCGTGCCGCCTACTTCTTTGGTTAACCCCATTGGCTGTATTTTAGCCTGATTCCCCGATAAGCTTAAAACCCTTGCAAGAAATGCTGTATGAAGATCAAGCATTTCCTTTTCAACAATATTTTCAATAAACTTTAACTGCCCCATTTTAACCCCCTTATTACAGTACCTTTATTTTCGTCAGGCATTCATCCGGCGAAAATGTATGAGTTCCGCTTCTAACTCTGAATTTTCCATTTGCTATTTTACTGGACAAGCTTACTATAGCTGCCGTTGTCATGCGATGCTGAAGAAGCATTGTGATGTCATAGCCTTTAACAGTTTCCTTGAAATCTTCTGCTGTTATTTCTTCTTCAAACGGCTCCGGACTTCCTATCATTCCGGTTGCCGATTGTACAGTGAATGAAATATTTTCGCCCTCCTTAATGTGCCTTGCATAAATTTCCCCCTTATTTACATAAACAGAAACACCGCATACCTGAGCGTATTTCTTTATATTGCCCATTAAATCTCCGTCCACCGTCTGTTCATTTGTATATGTATGATCCCGGCGCATTTTAAAGGCGGCAACAGGCAGCCCAGTTTTATCTATTAAGGATTTTAAAATGTAACTGGCTTTTGTGTTTTTAGCAAACGTAAGATTTTCAACAGACTTCTTTGATATATCATCAAGACATTTTAAAGTAGTTATTTTATCTGCCCCGTCATATTTAGTTGATACTTTATTTATATATCCCTTAAAAATAATACCAGTATCATTTTTATATCCGGCTTCAATTGAAATACCTGACTTTACTTTCAGTCTGTTTATGGTTGTTTCAGATAAATTATAAATAACAATCTCGGCTTCATTCGGTTCCATGTCATCATCAAACGGAACTGTAAATTCTAAATCCAGTGTACCGGAATTTATAGTAACATCTCCGCACCTTACAACTGCTGTACTGCCAAACACTCCTTGTGGTTCTATGCTGTAATTTTTTAAATCACTGCTCCAATTGCCAGCCGCCTTTATCAGCTTGCTTGCCGCAGTGACCTTTCCCTTCTGCATTATCACTCCGGACATATTATACCCCCGTGTTATCGATAGTTAAAAATACCGTTTCGTTTAAATTATCATAAGTTACCGTATTCATCTCCCCACTTTCGTCCAGCGGTACAATACTCAGTTCAGGATATGAACCGCAGATAAATAAGTTTTCCCATAAAGGAACTCCGTATATCAGCGGTTCTCCTGCGCATATCATCCTTCCGTCTTTTTCGAGGTCCAATGTAAACATATCAGCATAAGAATTATAATTTACAGTAATATTAAATAATTCATCTGCTAAACTAATCTCAAATGTATACGGAATCAAATCCTTTATTATCTCGATCCTGTCAAGCATAATTTTATCGCCTACTTCTTATATCCCATTAATAATTTAGACCCTATTATCAATGTAGTGGGGTCCCCCTTTCTTGAAAAGCATTTAGGGTTATTATCAATAACCCATTGTACTGACTTTCCCAATGTCTTATAATTGGTGTTCACAAGTGTGTATACTGTGTTTCCTTTTTTAACTGTATGATACACTGCATTTTTATCCCCGCTTGTTACTTGCTTTGTGCTTTTTGAAGCAGCAGATTTGGTGGTGGTACTGCTTTTGGTCTGTACATTAGCCTTATCCACCCAGCCATAAACTCTGCCGCCATCGGTTGAAATCAGATGATAAGGGTGTTTATTGGTATTAATTATGGTTACTTTACATGTACTTTTACCCCTATTAGCTGCCGGCTTTTCTGCCGTTGAAGAAACATAAACGCTTCCCCCTGTAAAAATTACAGTATCTCCGGTTTTAACTGATACAGCCTTTGGCGTAGTCGCTGTTTTAGTTGTTGTTTTCGTCTGTGTTTTACTTGATGATGCTTTATATGAAGGAAGCGCAATTCTCACTTCCTTTAAAAGCATATCAAAATCACAGCCACCCGCAATAGTATACGGATGACTGTGATTAAATGATTGTATCTGCATATTAGAGGCAATTGTACGCCCATAATATTTTATAAGAGAACCTTTTTTCATAAGATTCTCAAGCTTGGAAATTATGCTGTTGGCGGTTGAACCTCCTATCTGTACGATCTTACCGGTTAATGAAAGTTCTTTTGGCATTACTTTAATAGTATCGGTCAGACTTAATCCATTTTCAACGGGGTGCGCTGTACTTTCAACGCCAGAAGTTATCTGCTCGTCAACTACGTGTATGTAAATGTTATTTATAAGCGCCATTTTTAAACCTCCCTGACCACACTGCATTTACTTTCAAAGCTTGAATATGATTCGTCTATAGCTTCTGCTACCCATTTCTTTACCTTTCGAGCCATTGACCTGTCATCGCTTGTACCTGAAATTGTCAAATTAAATGTCGGAGAATAAACTACGTCTTCAGAATTACTGCTTTTGTTATAGGTGGTATAACTGCCGGACGGAGTATATTCATTATCATCAGGAATTGCCGAACGCCCCATTTTATCAGCTGTATGCTGAATTTCAGGCAATGTGCTTTTCATACCCTCTATCTGGCCCTGGCCGGTATACATACCTGTCTTAAACAACTCCCTTGACGGTGAATGTATGTCAAGAGCATTATCCATTGTGCTTTTTACTGATTGCGCTATGGAACGTGTAGTTGAAACAAGTACGGTTCTTTTGCTTTCCATGCCGTTTATCAAGCCGTCCATTATGTTCACGCCTGACGAGTATAAATCCAGTCCGTCTATTTCGGATTTCATTCTGCTCACAGCAGAAACAACATTGACTGACATTAATCCGGCTATTGTCACTATCCGGACATTCATCAGCGTAAAGTCTGTTATCACTGCCGCTGTGAGAATCTTCACCGATAAAATTACTTTCTTCTGCATTCCTGAGAGATTATCTGAAACTGATGTACCCATATGAGTAAATGAATCAATAACGCTTGCAGACATATCTCCGGCGCACTGCGTAACTGTATCAAGATTAAATCCGTCAGCCGAATTAACCAACCCCATCATAATCGCCGTTACAGATGTAATCAATACAGGTGTTACCTGAGTTAACCCTTGTACCAAACCAAGCCCGATATACATGCCTATTTCAGCGAATACCTTTGACGGAGAATTGATATCAAAAGCCGTTCTTGCAGTTTCAATAAGCTGTTCACACGTCATATTGGCAGTATCAATAAGATTACCTTCTTCATCTTTCATGCCTGTCATTAAGCCCGATAACGTCATTCTGCCGTTTTCCTGCATATCGGACGGTAAATTTTCAAAAGCCGTTAGGATCTCATCTACCCTTGTTAAAGATTCTTTTGAAAGCTCTACACCCTTGTTTTTAGCTTCATTCATCATTAAAAACTGCCTGTTTGTTGACTCTATCGTTTCTTTATCCATTCTGGACATATAGTTTGTAACTTGCTGCTCAGTGTCAGCCGCTTTATTAACCGCGCCGTTCATGGTCTTCTCTGAGTTTCCTACAAACCCTTTTTGATGATTTTCTAAATTTGTCAAAGCAGTTTGATAATTATCTGTCAAACCCTTAAATGCTGTATAATCAAAGTTAGTATTTTGAGCAAACTTACCAGTTTGTTCAACACTTAATTTATATACATTCTCATAAAGCTTCTTCGATTCATTTAACTGATCTATTCTCTCTTTATCTATCTCCTTTATTCTTTTTTGATTTTCGTTATATGCGGCGTTTAAAGCTTGGTTTCGGGCTTCCCCTACAAGCTTTTCATTTTTCATAATCGAATCTTTAACAGTTTGATAGTACTTGCTGTTACTTGCTTCCTGCCTTGCCGCTTCTTCATTAATAGCGTCCTTACTCAACGCCCATGTTTCATCTGCCTCCGCAAGCAAATTGGCGACTTCCTGCTGATCATAATTGCCGTATTGAAGTTCATTTGATAATTTTATAAACTGCGTCTCCTGCTGATCAAGATAAACAGATACCTTTTCGCTTTCTAACCCCTCCAGTTCAGCAATATATCCCCGGATGTTTCTAAGGTCCTCGTCACGGGCCCCTTTCTGATCCTTAATGGCTTCAGTAATAGCCTCAGTAATCTGTTTTTCCTTGTCTGCTATCTGCTGGTCTATATCACCCAGCGCATTGCCTTTATATGATATCAAAGAGCCATAGTCAGGCAGATTAACTTCTGCGTTGTCAAAGGCTTCACGCATACAGTTTATGTTTCCGGTTACTTCTTCAATATGCTTACTTAACGGACTTACTTCCTTATCGCTTTCAGAAAACTTCTTAGCTAATGAAACAAGTCCTCCTACAAGTGCCGCCGCACCGGTAACCAATAATAAAATCGGGCATTTATTCATTGCGGCGTTCCATAGTTTCTGCGCTCCAGTAGCAAGCTTTACAACACCGTTTACTAAAGTAATAGTGCCCTTTAACAGTACGAGCAGTCCCTTTTGCAGTTTTATTACCCCATTTGTCAATACCATTGCAGACTTATATGCTAAAAACAGCTTGACGAGGTTTTCTATTACCTCCGCTTTTGCACAGGATTTTATAATGTCAGCTATAAAGCCTATAAATTCCGGTAATTGTTCAAGAAGCGGCTTTACTGCATCAAACAACGATTTAAACACGTCCAACAGCACCGGTAAAGCGACTGTTGCAAGGTCAAGACCAGCTATAAGCACTTCTCCTAATGCTTCGGCTAACGGCGGAAGTAATCCGATTATTGTTTGCAGGATTTCTTCGAACATGCCTTTATTTTGTGATATAATACCCGTAAGTATTGATATGGTATTTTTTATAGAATCAAAGACTAATACGGCAACATCCTTAAGCGAGGTTAATGCTGTACCTCCGTTTTCACTGTCAGACTTCAATGCCGCAAACAGCAGTCCAAAGGCTGTAGCAACTAAGCTTATTGGGTTAAGCATAGATGTAAGACCAGATATAATCTTAGTAAATTTACCTGCCGCTGTTATACCTCCCAGCGCCCCTGCAATTCCTTTGACTGCACCTATAAATGTTTCTTTATGGTTTATCACATAATTGACAGCTTCTATAAGCTTATCCAATACGGGTGATTTGCCTTTCAGATTATTCAGACCGCCAAGACCGTCTTTCAAAGAAGCTATTGCCATTACTGCAAACTCTGCACCCTGTTCTATTTTATCAAAAAGAGGAACACAGATTTTACTTGCAAAGTTATTCAGCACTTCGCCCATTGCCGTAATATCTTCTTTATGTTTCTTTCGGAACTCCCTGAACCTTTGGATAGCAGGCTGTAATCCGCTTGCTATTCCCTCCCCAATCGGCATAAAAATACTGTTTGTAGCAAAGGACTTTAAGCTTGTCAGCATATTTCCAAGGTTATTAGACAGCTTTTCCATTGTACCGTCATAGCGGCTGAAAATCTTTTCAACACTCGGCCATATATTTGTTATATCCTCTCCGGACTCTGCCAATTCTTCAAGCTTTGATCTGTCCTCACCGGAAATAGCGCCCATTTCCTGCAAACGGGAAGTCATTTCCCCAACTGGCCGTCCTGCCTTCATGGAGTCATACAAGCGTCCTGTCCAAAGCGCAACATCTTCAAACGGCTGTCCTGTGCCTGCCGCAACATCACCGATTATACGCAGACTGTCCCCCGTTGAAAGTGCGTCCCCTGTAAACACCTGCAATTGCTTACTTGCGGCGAAAATTTCATCACGGGTAAACGGAGTCATTCCAGCAAAGTCAGTTAGTTCATTAACCCGTTCCTGTGCTTTTTCCGTACTGCCTAGCAACACTTCAAACTGTGAGGTGATGTCTTGTCGATCAACAACAATTCCAATTGAATTTTGCACAAGGGCCCCCGTTGCTACTCCCGCAATAAGGCTCTTCACGTTAAATAATTTTGACGTTATTGTATCAGCCGCATTGCTTAAGTCCCCGGCAAAGTTTTTTATTTTGCTCCCAATGCTTCCAAATGCGGATTTGATTTTTGAAGTAACCTTCTGCACGCCCGAACCAAATTTATTAAACCCTGTTAAAGCTGAATTTACTCCGCTGCCTATACTTGATAAGCCGGATTTTATACTGCTGAAGGAGATATTCTTTATAGAGTTCTTTATACTCTGAAATCCGCTTACGGTTTTTTCAAAACCGACTTTTCCGATACTTTTTAGCACAGTGACAAATCCCTTTGCTCCGGTCTGCCCCCGCGATAAGGTTGAATACATATCCTTTACATTTTTTGTAAGGTCTGACAATTTTGTCTTTCCCGCGTTTTGAATTTTACTTACCGCTTCTGAAATTTCTTTCTTAATATTTGACAATCCGGTTTTCGCAGTATTCAGAGGATGGGCGATTGCACTGCCAAAAGATTTTATACTATTTTTAAGAGAATCAAAATGATTTTTAAGATTTTCTATTCTCGAATCAAACTTTTCAATGCGTTTAGTTATTTCCGAAAACTTCTTAACCGACTCTGTTGTCTGTTCCGTACTCTTTTTTACACCGTCAATTACCGATGTATCAATTCCTGCTGAAAATTCTTCCTTTACGCTCCTTACTCCGTTTTCCAAATCCTTAACAGTGTCTTTGATATGCTTTGTGCTGTCCTTAATATCATCCAATCCGGATGTTTCAAAGACACTGAATGACTTTTTAAGCTTATTGACTGGTTCGAGCAAACCTGAAAAATTTTTAAGTAATCCCTCTTTAAACTTCTCAAGCAGTTTTATAGAGGCAGACAGGCCTCCGTCATCGACATCATATTCAACCTTAATAATATCTTCTCTTATTACATTTGCCAATACATCACCCCCTTTATTTTTTCTTCCTTGATTTATTTATGGCTTCAATCTGCAAATCAAGAGCGGCGTTTGCTTCGTCAATTTCGTCCTGCGCCATCTTATGAAACACTTCTGTGTATGTAAAATGACTGATGTCATTTAGAAGCAGCCGCCACTTATCCCAATCTGATTTTACTTTATTTCTTATCTGCGCTTTCGTTCTTGTCTCGAAACTTGCCCTGCATTACACGCTGACCGAAATTCATTACTTCATTAAATGTTTCAATATCATCAAAATCATCTATTGTCAGCCCCTTTGGTTCTACAATAACATTTTCCAGTATATAGTTATTCAGTTTTTCCAAACTTACATTAGAGGATCCGTTGATGTAGCAGCTGTCAATGGCTCTGAAATTTTCAGAAAGGCCGTTAAACTGGGCTGTATACTTTATACCGCCAATCATTTTTTCTCTCGTGTAAAACTTATTTTTTTCCATTGTATTTTCCTCCCCAAATTAAAACAGGCAGTTTGCTTACTGCCTGTTTGTTTACATATTCTTTTTTATTATTCTACTGTAAAATCAAAAACCTGAAATACAAATTCCATATCTTCAGCTTCTGAACCTCTTGAAAATTCCGGAAATGTTTTTAGGTTTGCCATTGTGCCGCCCATTCTTTCATTAAGCACCTTATCACAGCACCAAATCGGAAATGGATCAGTTCTGCGTGCCAGTGATAAAAGAAATTTTCTTTGCGGACTGGTAGCCTGCACTGATACAGTGATCGTCCCAAGCTGATTATTTATAGTACTCTTTAGAACGTCCCCCTGTGCTCCTACCGATGTTTCGAAAAAATCCTCGTCCTTTTCTCCTGTTACCATGTCTTCGCCCAGTCCGGTAATATATACTCCATCTACCATTACCGTAGTATTTTTCGCATTGTAATTTCCGACAATCATATTTTCTATTCCTCCTGTTAAATTGTAATTTCTCCGGTTATTTCAACAGAATGCACAGCCCCGGCTAAAGCAAATGAAAATGAACCATCTATATATCTTCTTGCAATTCTGTCTTCTGTACTTGTACTTTCCCTCATTCCGTAATTGACTGAATAATCAGCCCCTCCGTTTTCGGACTCTGCTATCATGCCGTTATTGTAAGCTGTCTGCAATACGTTGACCGCTGCGCTTTCAAGCATGGCTATACCGTTATTATCATAGGGTATTTTTGCGGAAGAATTTAAAAGCTTCTGTGTCTGATATGTCAGCTGCTGAATTATATAATCTTCACTGTCAATGATATCTATAAATTCACCGCTTGTTACCATGCCCTCGCTTGTTACATTATCTCCTGCTTTTGTAACAAGGGTAATACCTCCGCTTTTATGTATCTCGTCAATCTGAGTATCGGATATATTTTGAGGACGTATACCCTTAAGAATAAGATTCTTATATGTAAACGAACCTGCCTCGCGCCCTGCCGCTTCACCTACAAGCGCCGCCGCAGGAAGTTTATAGCCGTCTGACGGGTCACAATAGAATAATACGGTTCTGTCATAATTCAATGAATTGTTCTTTGTCAGTTCTGTATTGTTTATCGGAACACTGACAAAAAACATCTTATTTTCAAGGGTTTCGACTTTTGCCGCTATTGCTGCAATAGTATCAGTTGAGTCCTCACTGAATAATACCAGCAGATGTCTCCAATTCTTTGACGTATTACTGCTGTCCGAGAGAAATTCAGAAGCTGAACCGGTTGTTGAGCATACCGCTATTTTTTCAGGAGCATGTTCCTGCATAAAAATAAGCTCAGCAGTTTTATGTACATCCGATGAAACTACGTACCCTGCACTTACTACATCTGCGAGGCTTCTGCATTCCTTGTACTCATTATCTTCCGCCGCATTTTCCAAAAGTATTAAAGGTATTCCAAATCCAATTTTACCCAACGGCTTTGTCAGGTCTATTTTTACCTTTACATCACTCGCCATTTCTTTTGCCTCCTTTTAATTCGACTGATTCAATGTACTCTTTATCAGTCAGTTTAATTTCATCATATAAAACAAAAACAACATCAAATCCGTTTTTATACTCATAGTCAACGGTAATAATGCTGTCTCTGTTCGTAATATTTGTAACCTTTTCAACAATAACATTTTTATCATTAAGATAAAAATTTCCGGAATGTTCTAACCATTCCCGCGCCTTTGCCGCAAGCGTTACGCTCTCATCATTATTGTCAGACTGCGCCGTAATGCTCCATGTCTGTTTTACAGGCTTTCTGTCCGTACCGTCTTCATACTCTCCGTATGTGCCGTTATTTGCGCTAGAAAACGTTGTAACAGTATATGAAACATATGGATACAAGGGTGGATCCTTATTTTGATTATTTCTGATAACCGGAACTTTTAGGTAATCCTTAAGGCCTTTGCAAACTGCCCCGCGTATATTCTTATAATCAATCATTATACCTCTCCCTGTCAAACGCACTTACATACTTAAGCGTATATTGATATACTCCGGTAAATTCAGCATTTTCCAATTCGCCTTCAATCCTATACTGCCTGTTATCATAAATAACTTTCGCACCATGCAGGGCTTTGTTAATAGGCTCTTGCATAATCAGCAATTTATCCTGGCTTGTCAGCCGCCCCTCTGACCTGTATACCTTATTTTCACTGAATGCAACAATTGCTCCGTGAAATATATATTCTGTTATTTCTCCGTTTGCATATTCCCCACTGTCATCATAACTGCCTTTACTTTCGCAAAGGACCTTAAAGTCAACGCTGTACTGTTCTATCAAACTGCTGAAATTAAAATACTGCATTACTTTGTCCTCCATGAAATTCCGTTAATCATACTGCCTGTATCCTTAAGCGGATTTGAACTTCCTTTCGTTTCAACAGCCGCACTTGTATTAGCCGGACTTGTTAAATCACGGGCATACTTTTTTATTTTACTGGACAGCATTTGCCCTACAGTATCAATGTATTGCTGATCTGACATTTTCCCATCAATAACAAGGCTTAATAATTTTTCAGCCTTTTTTATAACTTCATTAATGTATTCGTCATGCCCTGCTCTTAAAAATGAACGTTCAGGAATTTTAACAGATTTTGCAAGCCAAAATAAAAGTTCAATATCTCCGGCTTTTCTGTCTCTTGCCAGAAACTTTTCGCCGCTGTCAGCCTGCACAACAAACAGTTCAGAAAAATCAGCGGCTTTTTTTCCTGCCGCTTTCGGTGATACCGGAACTGTCAGATACTGCCCCCTTTTTGGCGTTATTGTACAGCCGTACTCATGTATTCCGGCAAGCCATGCGTGTTCTCCGTTAAAACATCCGACCTCGACCTTTTTCCCGTTCAGCTTTGGTATGTTTTTTAATATATCCTTTGTGTTGTCTAATTTGGTTCTATACTTTATCTTTACTCCCATCGGTTCACGGCCTCTGTAAACTTCACATCTGACAGCATATCGTCGCCTAACATTTCTTCAAGCAAATTATTAAGCCGCTCGTTTTTATCCTGAGAAAAGGATATTGAAAGATTACTTATGCTTTGACTTGAAACGCCCTCCACCAGGCTCATCAGCTCAATATATTTAATTACAAAAAGCTTTACTCTTGCCGGAATCTTTTTAATTTCTTCAAAGCTATTCCTGTCAAACTTAATTGATGTGCGGCTTAAAACTATATCGAGGGCTGCTTCAATTATAATAAGCGTTTTATCCCTTATCTGTATTCCGAGGTTTAGGCTTTCCGCCTGTTCTCTTGTCATTTTCAATCACTTCCTCCGGCGGCTTATCCTGCGTTTTATCTTCCTCAGACGGTTTATCCTGTGTTTTAATTTCTTCTTCCGGCAGCTCCTCTCCCGGCTTATACCATGTGCCGCAGTACTTTACTGAATACTCATATTTCAATATTAATTCACCTCAATTGCATAACAGTCGTTCATACGTTCAAAAGACGGAAGTACTATTTCTGATACTGTTGTCTTTGTATTTACCGGGTCTTCTGTTATTGTCACCGCAACAGCTACTCCGGCATTTACCACTGATACATCCGCTCCAGGTTTTGAAGTTAATGTTCTTTCCTCCGGTGTTGTACCATACCATGTTGTACCGATTGCTCCATTCGGAAGCATCATTACAATATTATCCGGATAGAATTTCTTTGCCGTTCCGCTTTCATCTTTAAACTGCTTATTATAGATTATAATTGTAACTCCCAATTCTTCTTCAACATATTGCTTTATCCTTGCTGATGTATAATTTACATTTGCTGTTACATTCTGTGCAAGTACTCCCGAACGTACTTCCTTGCTGTTTTTAATCATATTAAATGTTGCCTTTGACATAAGGAGTATTTCAGGTCGGTTTCCGCACGCCGCTTCCTGCGCGTCAAGAGCATTTTCAATATCCTGAAGCGGATTACACGTTTCAGATGAACTCCATTTATCTGCTTCAGTTGTTATCTTTGCATAATGCTCCTTTTTCCAGCTTTCGTCAGGATCATAGTTATATGTATAGTCAACACCGTTTGCCTTGATTTGTATACCTACAGTTCCGTTAAGCGGCGCGAGAAGCTGCATTATCATTCTTTCCGGTACTACGTTAGCTCCGTCTACAAGGGTTTTTGTATCATTAAAGATATTATCCAGAACCTGTACCGCATAAGGGTCGCCGGAGTCCTGCACTCTCATTATTTCCTGCTCATCTGCTTCCTTTACCAGCATTGACTCACGGAAAAACGGCATTTCTGTTTCATTCATTGAAATGCCTACACGATCACGAAATGTAGATTTAGAGTCAAAAGTTGAAGGCATAAGCGATACGGCTATTCCATTATGCCCCTTAATCCACTTAAGATCCAAGCCGGCTTTCTTTTGTGCCGGGAAAAATCCTGCGCCGAGATACGGAATCGCATTGCTTGCCGCATTTGTATAATTCAACGCTATAGCTTCCGATGTAAATACGTCTGTTAATTTCATGTTTTCAACTACCTCCTGTTAAATAAATGTTATCTGTTTTAGACTCGCTTCACTTGACGGTGCTTCCGGTAAGGCGCCTGATTTAATAAATCCGTGAATAACCACAGTACCGTTGGAGTTATCCGTCTTCTTCACATCATAAAGAAGCACTCCGAACGCTGTACTGTCATTTGCCGGAACAATTGTCCCCGCCTTAATAACTCCGCTGCTGTCCGCTGTCAAAGCCGAACAATCATACGGTATCGCCACATAATGGTCATTATATAAAATTTCTTTGCCGTCAGCTATATTTGTACTTTTAAATTTCATAATTATTTACCTCCTCTGTAAAATTTCAGGATACCATCCGACTGCTTTTGCTTTTCGGCTCTTGCCTTTCCAAGATTTTCAGCTACACTATTACTCTTTTTTTCATCCTCCGAACCGCCGTTTGAATTATTTGGATTCCTGCCGTTGTCCTTAAATATTTTCTCTACCTTAGATTCTACAAACTTATTTACTAGATTACCAAAAGCTTTGACCTTATTTTTAATCAAATCCTCATCGGCTGCCATTACGAAATCTACAAGCTCAAGGGACTTATCACTTCCGTCATCAAGACCCGCTTCTTTAATTGCTCTGATTGCAATAAGTCTGTTTTCCTTGTCAAGAAGCATTTTTTCTCGCTCTGCAAGTGTTTTTTCCTTTTCTGACATTTCAAGCTGCTTTAATTCTTCAGCAGTCATTTTTTCTCTTTTTAAAGTATCCAGTTCCTTTTGAAGATGGGCATTCTTTTTACTTATTTCCGCTGTAAGCTTATCGGCTTTTGCTTGCACAAGCTTTTCAAAACTTGCAGTACCATTTTTTTCTCCGCCCTCTGTCTTAGACTCGCCCCCTTCTGTCTGACCGTTTAAATCTTTGCTTAACTGTTCGCCCTGGGCGGCTGCGTTTGTCTCATTTTCCATAAAATATCCTCCATTTTTATTTTTAAGCAGTTTTACGCCTTGCTCAGGGCATAAAAATAACGCCTTAACTTTCGCTAAAGCGCTTAATTATTGACTCAGTCCAGATTTGAGCTCAGTGAAATTTTATTCTGAAAGCTCAAAATTGAGCTTTCTAAAATTTTCTGAACATCCAAT